GTGAACGTCCGTGCTAAAAAAACCCCTTGTGAGCGTGACCCCTTCTTACTATTACACTCACGACACGCACTGATTAAGTTCTCTGGATTCATTGCCTGATCTGGGTGCTTACGAATAGGCAGGATATGATCCACAGTAGTGGCATCCTGTCCACAGTAACCACACACATGCCCATCCCTAGCCAGTATGCGAAGGCGCAATGCTCTCCACTTACGGCTATCTCTTGGATCTAATGCCAATTGTATTTTCTCCAGTGATCTAAAGCTATGCATGGTTCACCATACCTATGACCTATATAGTCTAAGCCCCATCGTACCTGAGCATAACCATCTTGGTCTTTAAGCCACTCACTCTTACCTTGAGGAATACCATAGTGTGATCCATTAGCTGCTTTAGGATTCCATGCTGATTCTTTACCATAGAGTATAGATAGACATTTATATTCTTTATAGTTATATCCTAATAGATGTAAAGCATATTCTTTGTAACTTACATATTGCTTTGGTATAGAGCCTCCTGCTTCAGGCAATAGGCATAGAGATCCCACTAATGCTATTAGCACCCCACGCGCTATCCGCTTCAGCGGCGCGTGTTGAGCCCTTGATGGGCTCTGCCTAAGTAGCATATCAGACGATGCAAGGACATTTACATAAGTGCTGGTCAGAGCGGTGTGTCGCTTCATAATGTCTCCTTATTGTTACCCTGTGGATAACTTCTGTGGATAACTATTTATCTGTTGAATAGAACCCTTTGCCCTTAAATACAGCTGGGATAATGCCAATAACTTTAACCATTGGTGCATTGCAATAAGTGCATGGGATCATAGGTCTATCGTGCCATCCATGTGTGATTTCTTGACTAAGATTGCAGTCTGGGCATCGGTAGTCGTAGGCTGGCAAGTGAAGCACCTCTTTATCTTGTAAGACCCACAGGCTAGGCAGCGGTCAATGTCTGCATCTGTGGGTTCGCTGGTTAGATGACCATATTGAAGTAGAAGTAGTGGCAAGAGATCCTCTAGACGAATGATGCAGGCATAGTCCTCTGCACTCTTATCCGATTGTCCATTGAGTCTGATTACACAAAAGCCTAATTCCCCCGAAATGGCTGTTCGTGATTTCAGTTGCTTAAGATACGCAAGAGGTTGAAAGCCTGCCCTGGCTTTTACTTCAACATCAAACGGAACATTCACAATATCCTTGCCACTACCCCTTCCCACACACGCGCCCTGCCACCAAGTCGATAGGTACTCAGCTACTACGCGCTCTGTGCGGAAACCTCTGTGCTTCCTTGCTTGACTAGCCATTAACCATCAGTCCCATGACAACGCCACCAATGAATAGAACTAAGATCAAGATTGTAAGTAATTGCTGACGATCATCCATTGACTGCCTTGCACTTTCTGCACTGCCATGTGCCGACAATAGGCTGATTATCCTTGAACTTAATCTCGGCAACAATATCGTGAGCTGCTGTTGGCTCATTGCATAACTGGCAGTTGATAGTGTCAAACAATGGAATATCTTCTATGTTAGTCCACTCACCAGTTGTTTCGTTAAAGTATTCTAAGTGACCCATTAGCCTCTCGCCTTCTGTGGTTGCCATTTACCATCGCTACCTATGACATACCAGATAGCCGGGCATTTGCCCTCAAAGCCTGCATGACCTAGTGCTGTGCACTGATAAGCAGCCCAGTCTTTGCCAGTCTTTGCGCTATGTCCTTCTTTCCAGACCATAGATCCATGCTTGCATTGAGGTACTTCAGCAGCTTCACCTGTGCCCATGATCGAAGCTACAGTCTCTAATGCTTTGTCTAGGGTAACTGGTGCATCTACTACCTTCATGTATTCATTAACTGGCGTAGTCCAATAGTCTTGCTCTTGCTGTGGTACGAGATCCTGTACCGCTGGCTTTACTACTTTTGTAGCAACAACCTTAGTCATTTCCTCTCGGCTTGGTCTTTTTCCTTTAGTCGCATAACCTGCATTAGCAAGTGCTCTGCCGATAGCCGAAGTCTCACAATTCTCCAGTGCTGAAGTCGCATTAACGCCTCGATCAGTAATCTTTTCTTCAGCGTATCCTGTCGTCCACGCAACGCTATCACCAGCAGTCTTAAATAGATACGCCTTGATAATGTATCTATCCTTCTCGCAAAGCTCCATCTCTGTTGAAATGCGAAAATCTGGATAGTCCTTAATAAACTTTTCAAGTCTCACCTCTACTGTCTCATAATCGGCTAAATTAAACATATAGGTCGTTCTCCTCTGTTGCTAGTTGCCCACCTAAACCAGCGTAGGATGCCATGTCGATCCAGTTGTCGATGTGCTGGGCTGACTGATTAGTTCTTGCAAGTTTAACCAAGACCATGATCCCTGCCACTTGATAGTCGTGTATCGGTGTTTGTAGGTATGCACTAAGGAGCATTGCTGTGTGCTGCAAGTTATCCGCAGGGTGACCATATGATAAGCCACGATCACGGATCGTGTCGGTGGCTGATAGTAAGATTTCATTGGCTTTCATTCTTCCCAGAATTCCTGTCGGCTTAATGCCCGACCTCTATGCCAACCTTCTCGAATGCCGCGTTCTTTACCTAGCCTATAAGCATCTATCGCTATCAGTGTCATAGAGAATGCTAACCCTATGAAACAGATCAGCAATGCTTTTTCTATGTTTGTCATTGTGTACCTATCTGCATCCAGTGCCCTTGACTGGCTTACGATATTAGTGTGACATACCGACAAGCACTAGCTGCGTTGATTTGTATAACGAAACGATAACAATTCTCCAGCATCAACCGCATCATCCAGTGTGCGCTTTATATCAAGCGTAAAGTCGTCCATACAGGGTAAATGACCCATCCTTGTTTATAGGCACAAGCATTGGGCTAACACGATCTCCATGCGTTTCTATGACTGCTACGCTCATCTGCCAATTAGCACTCCCAGCCTTCAAATAAGAGGCTTTCTTCTTGTCCATGACATTCCCAGCCTCTAAGCCCCACAAAGTCCTGTATGAGGCTCCTATGCCCTCTGTGAAGGCACTGATGCCTGCTCTATGGGTGTGTCCGCAGACTACAGACTTACCAAACTTACGCGCTAAGCCAAGAGCTGTAAGTCCAGCATTGGTGTTCATAGATCCTTCGTCTCCGTGGACTAAGACCCAGCCTTTGTGGAACTCAAATGGCTTTTTGTGGAATCGGATACCGAGTCCTGCGAAGTCCATAAACTTGGAGTATTCAAGCTCTGGGAGTCCAATGAGGCTAGGAGCGCGTAATAGCGTGTGGTAGAGCCTGTCTGTATGATTGCTTCGAGTGACATCTGTTGTGCCGAGTTCATAGAGAATATCCTGAGCAAGGCTTCTGTCAGCATCGAGCGTTCCTTCCCATTCTAACTTAGTGCCCTGTGCCCACTTGCTTTGTGACTGCATATCTAGCTCATCACCTGTGTTTAGGATGAGGTCAAACTTCTCACGCTTTACTAACTTGATTAGATTCTTAACGGCTTGCTCATGGTGATAGGGGATCTGTAGATCCGATATGACCAGATAGCGTTTCTTAATCATCGTCCTCATCTTCGTAATCGCCAAACTTCTCTGGCGGGATTTCATCAGGCAAAATCCAGCGAGGATAGGATGATGGCTCGATGATGATAGCCAGTGCTAAGTCATCGGCAAACCCTGCTCTTAGCAGTGATTTGTAATACTCATAGACACCAATGCAATAAGCATCAAGTGCTGAGTAACCCTGATCCTCTAGCTGCTTAGTTGCTTTTCTTGCCATGAGATAATTGTTACCTGTCTAGTAGTTGAATCACAGTTTCGACACGCGCTTCAAGTCTTGTCAATCTATCGTTCATTGACGATCCACCATTGGGTTTTAGTTCAGCAAGGTAATGCTTAACTAACCAGCGGATTGAACCTACAAAGGCAGATCCAATCGTGACAAGTGCTACTGCAAAACCTGCCCAGTTAAGGGCACTCATTACTTCTTTGTGCCGAGTGAACTATCGTTAGGCGATAGGTATCGCAAAACTGGTGGGATGATGGATGCAAGCCCAGCTGCGATAAGTGCCTTTGGATCTGTAATTCCTGCGGCATACATGGAAATTGCTGCTACAAGGAAGGCTCTCGCCCATGATCCTGCTGCTGTCTTTAGTTCATTCATTAGATGCTCCTAGCATAGGTATTTGAAAAAAAGCCCCATCATCGTCAGCTTCTTTCGCAAACGAGATGTGACAGTGGTGGTTGTGTTTGTTAGCCCCTGTGTATTCTCGCCATGCCCAATTCTTTTTTGATGAGGCGATACGACCATCA